ATGAACTGGTTGATCTCACCGCGTACAAGCGCTTTGACGGACGCGAAATCTGATGATGTTGTTTCAGTTTCACCCAACAATGCGTCAAGCTGTGAAGCATGCATTAGCAAGTAACGGCCTTCAGCTGGAACGTTTTTCTCGTTCATAGCCTTAGCAGTTGCGCGTAGCTTTTCCATGTTCATATTTGTGCCAGCACCACCAACAGATGTTGCAACAGTAGAAGCACCAGATGAGGCATCGATCGCATCGATAACCAACTGGTCCATACGACGCGCGATTGACTTGGAAACAACCTCAACCAATTCACGACGCTCATCAAAGTTGATGTGTGTCTGGTGGAAGATGTCTGAATATTCAGCCGCAATGTAGTCTGACATTGTTGCTGTTACTTGTGAATATGTCACGTTCAACGGGGTTACGTCCGTTTGTGGAACGCGAACAGTTGCAACACCTTTACCAATTTTTGGGAATTTTACTGTGTTGCCTTGAACGCCGGAACGAGTACGACATGTACCGCGTAGCAGCGAACTTGATTGATAAGCCTGTTTAACCTCAGTATCGAAGAGGGTTACAAAGGCTGTGGTTACATTCTGCGCCATAGCAGAAGCCTCCTATAAAGGTTTCATTAATGATCGCTTACCGTTAGCCGATGTACTCGGGCGGTTGCTTGCGCGGAAATGGCCGCGCCATCCAGTAGATTCACTACATAAACGGGCCGCGCAGCGGTTAGCCGTTAAACCACATATACACGCAAGTAACCTATATTGCAACAATATCTAGCTATTAGCTGCCATCCATTGTTGTTCAATCTTTCCACGCCATACAGGATCTGACTGCCAGCGTGGATCATTTACCGCCTGGGCAAGATCCGCTTCTGTCATTTCCGGAGTAGCCACGACGGGCTGTGTCGGGATGTTTTCGTTGGTAAATCCCTGGATAATCTTTGCCATGCCCTTGATTGCAGCTGCACTGTTGAGGCCGTAAGAAATCGCGTCACGCTCCTCATTGCTGAGATTTGCTTTCATAAGCTGTCGCTCAACAAACGAGATTGTTTCCTGAGCGTTATTGCCAAGCTTTTGCATTTCTTCGCGCTGATCGTACTCGATGGCTTCCATTTGTTCGCCATTCATATCTAGGATTGTATTCGCTAGATCTTCAAACGCTTGCTGAGAGATACCATATTTTTGCGCCCAATCCTGATAAGCTTGCGTAGCCGGATCTTCCAGATCAAGACCTCGATCAACCAAAGCCTCCACATTGTAGCCATCTTCCGGCGCCTTGTGCTTACCAGCCTTGAAAGCCTTTTCAAGTTCCGCATAGCTCTTTGCAAGATTTTCAACATCAGGTCCATCCTCATCCCAAAACTTTTCCGGATAATAATCCGGGCGCTCAATCGGATCATTGTCATCATCCGCCGCGTCGATCTCTTCACCTGGTTCAGGGTCATGCAATGGGATCGGGGATTCCGCCGGATTAACTTCTTCTTGTTGCTCTTGCAGATTAATCATTGGCGCATCAGCTGCGTCTATTGTTTGTGCCTCTTCAGACATTTTCACTCCTTTCCACCCTGCGCTCGATCAATCGAACTAGATCCGCCTTACCTTCTCGAAAGAAACCATTGCTTGGATCTTCTCCTGGGAACCAGGATGGCTGTTCTATAGTTATCTGCCGCAAGTGACTTAACACTCTTTGGCCTTCCTCAGATTTAAAGACCTTTCCAAATAGTATATCCAGGTCGTCCGCTTTACGCGGTTCCGCCGAAGCTTGGCCTAAACCATCCCAACCCTCGGGCGAACTCATTGCATAGCCTCAGCTGTGATCTCATCAGTTGGCATCGGCTGTTGCTCCGCCATCATTTGCTGTTGCATTTGCTGCATCATCATTTGCTGTTCTTCTGGGGTGTTCAGCACACGCTGATCGATCCCCATCTTTTCAGCAATAAACGCTATGCTTTCCGGGATATTGATGATGGATTGACCCATCGGCCCCATCGTTCCCGCAATCTGCATAAAGTTTAGAAGTTGATTGACCTCTTCCATCTTTGGCGCCTCAGCCAGTGGAGAGATAGGCGTAACCTTTACCTGGACACCGTTGACCTTCAGAGGCATTTGAATCAGCCCCTGGCGATCCAATACGAATAGAATACGCGATACCAGAGGGATCATAATCTCTGTCATTAAGCGCCCAAAGGCAGATCCCAGGTTAGTTGCAAGTTCACGTTGGCGCTGGGCAATCTCTGTAGCTGATCGAGCGGACATTGTGTCCGGGGGCAGCGTATCATCCATCAAGATCTTTTTGATATTTACGCGCAGATCCTGCATAACGATTTGGCTTGTGTTAAAGTCCCCAGCCCTTGGGAGAGGGGCTAGGGACGCACCTTGCGGCCCACCGTTTCGCGCAACAGGGATGATCGCGCCAGGCTGGATTTTAACGGTTTGTGGATTGAGGACTCCATCATCTGCCGCCAGGAATACACCAGAGATCGCCAGGCTTGCGTTCTTCAGCACAAGCTCAACAGTCTTATTTAGGGTTTTGATGTCCGGGATTGCATCGACCAATGGCCCACGGCCATAGACTTCCCCGGCTGTTTTACTAAACCGTGCAACAACAAATGGGCTTGAATCCATTTCACGATAGACAAGCTCTTGCTGCTTTGCTGGCCAGACCACATGATAGTGATACCGACCCGTTTCCTGGTCAAAGATGATCGCATCGAACAGGTCAAGCTCTTCACCAGGCTTGTACTGCATGCAATCCTCTAGCTCCGGCGTTATCTGAACGTCGGGATATTCTCGTTGGATGGCCTCTGCCTTGATCCGCAACTTGCGATAGACGTTATCCACAATGCCATTCGCACCTTCCTCGATTGCAACCAGGTATTGCGGGATTGCCAGAAAGCGGATCGGCGTGACTTCATCGCCAGGCATCACCATCATCACGGCTGTGCCGACACAGAGATCTAGTAAAAATTCACCCATTGCCAGGTCAAAGCTTGTCTGTGCAAGTTGATCGAACATGATATCTGCATATGCATCGAGGGCTTGCTGTGCGCGTGGCTTATCTTGCTCAGGGATAGCAGATCCCGGCTGTAAGCGACACCATTGGCGGTTTGGCGGGAACAAGCCAGACTGCAAACGGTTTGCGAAACGCTTGGTGCTGTTCATCGCTGTTGAGTCAAACACGCGCTGCATTTTGTTTTTGCCAGGCGTTTTGCCCTCATAGTACCCGTTATACAGGTTGCGCTGGGGCAGGGCGAACTCATAGCAATCTTCATAGATCGAGCGCCATTCATCCTTGCGCGTTTGGGCCTTTGCCTCGCGCGTCATTACTTCTTTGATGTTAAGCTTAGGCATTTCTTTTCTTATTCCTTTTGCTTATGGCAGCTGCTTTGCGCTTTGCGTCCGCTGTAGATGAAGCACCCCAGGCGCGGAGTGATAATAGCTTACGGGTTGGACGCCCCTGGCTATCACGATCCGGCCCAGGGTTCCCCGCCATTCGAGCCAGGAAGGACGCTCGGCGGGGATTATCGCCAGACTTAACGGGGCGTTTTAGGTTTGCCCCCTCTTTACGCTTGAAATAAGCGCGTCCGGCTGCGTTCCAGCCACCTTTAGGATTTTGGTGCGCTTTTTTTACCCCGAGTCACCGCCTTCTTTTTAGGTGCTGCTTTCTTCTTAGGTGCTGGCTTTGGTTCTGGTTTTGGCTCTTCGATCACCGGATCTGCAACAACAGCACGACGAAATACTCTTGGATCATCTTTAATCTTTGTCATTGGTTCCTCACGAATTTAAACTTAGGCTAGAGAACAGCAAACGCGGCCCGGTTCTTGCCTTGAACTTGCGACGACGTTCTGCGGCCTCTTGCTCGAACTTCTTGCGACGGGCTTGACCCTCAGCGATCTCAGTTTCTTTTTTGATCTCGGCTTGCGTTTTCTGGGGCGCGGCTGGCTTTGCTGGCCTATCGTTATCATCACGTTTCGATTGCGCTAATGTTTGTTGGCGCATCCGCTCCTGGGTTGCGGCAGTTCTAGCTTGATAGCTATCGATTGCGGACGGGCTATACCCCATTTCGGAAAGCTTCTGGGCTTGGGCCGACTTGCTCATACCAAAAGTAGACATACCCATTTTTATATCGCTGGATATGCTGCTAACCGCACTCTTGGCCGCTTGACTTACGGTTTTCCCAGACCCACTGCCACGCCCAGCGCTACGAGTTTTTTTCTTAGGCTTAAAGAAATCAAAGAAACCCATCAGCTGTCTCCCGATTTATTCCCCAAGTTAGTCATACTTCGTTCACGACGTAGAGGAGAGAATAGCAAGCGCATACCACCAGTTCTGCGAACACGGCGCCGACGTTGCGCACCTTGCATTTCCGCGCGTTCCTGAGCTTCGGCCCGTTCTTCTGCACGTTCCTGCGCTGCCTCTGCTGCCTTTTCCGCTTCAGTTGGTTCTCTGCGACCACCGCCACCGCCAAAAATGCCACCCATTATTCAAACCTCGACATGCAATAATAGTCAGCCCCCTCTGGGCCAAACTTTCTTAACTCACACTCTACCTCAAAATGTAGTGCCTTTGCAAACCTTAATGCTACCATATGTTGAGACTTGACGAATATCTGTATCCTTCTGATATCGGACTGAGCCATAACTTCATCCATTATTGCCCTAGCGCCCACAAGTGTAGACCGGGCATGCTTATCCAGCCCTTTGCCAGGAATAAACCAGGCTTCCACCAATCCAGGCCAGATATCTCTAAGGCCAAAGCAACAAATCACCTTACCCCGTCCGATTGCAGTCCAGGACCATCCCATCACAGAATTATCATAGACATAATCCAGGTATCCCGGGATATGCCTTTCGTATTCCAGTTCATGTGGGCCTAGATCGATGTTGAATAAATGATTGTACTGGAGCGGCACGATCTGCTCATCAGGCCGCATCCGAAACGTAGGTAGCTGGATTAATCCCATTAGAACACGTTAAACTCTGTGTTTGCTGTGAAGGTGCCTTTACTAAAGGAATTACCATAAGATCCTCGGCGCAAACGTCGTTGTTCGCCCCCGCCCAGCATCAGATAACCAAACGCATCACCGCAGTGTGAATGTTCGTTCTTAACGGGTGCATCCTTAAATCTTTCCTGCCCAGCGCCCAGGGATTGACGTTTGAAGAAATATCCGCCGCTCAGAGATTTGCGCAGACGAATGCATTTCTTATCAACCATCAGGCCAGGTTTACCATTAACCAGGCGTGACATTGGACTCGCCCCAGCTTCCCGGCGCACCTGGAAGGCGTTACTATCTGTTGGCTGCGCCTTGAAACCAATAGATCGCAAGTGATCGAAGGCCGTGACTTCATAGATCTCATCGCGTTTATTCCCTGCCGGGTCACCCCAGATTAGGATTTCATGCTTAGAATATCGCTCCGCGATCCTGCCAAGAAGTTCCTGGCCAAACCGTTCCAGGCCCATATCGAATGTAACTAGCTCATCAAAAACGCGCCAGCCACCGCCCGTTGTTCTCTGCCCAAAGATCGCAGCCGGGGTCAAACCAAAGTCAACACCGATCTGTATCGGATAATATGGATCTACCTCGACATCTCCAGACATAAGCTCATCATCATACTCTGGCCAGACGGGGCGCCCCTCCTGGACAAATGTGTAAAGCCCTTGCGCATAGCACCGTATCCAATCGGAATTTTTACCTCCGAGCAGCTGTTGATAGTATCCAGGCGGCAGATTGTTGCTGTTTTCCGCGTTG